GCGGGACTAACATGCATTGAAGTCATACATCCAGGCAGACCGAGTGCCATAGTCTGTTGAAAGAACAGCCTGGATGACATTAATGTCCATTAAGGTACTGCTCCTGAGTATCATATCTTCAATGAAGATTTGAGTTTCAGGATCAATATTAAACGCTTCTGCGCAACCAAGTCGCAACTCGCAACTAGGACAAAATGGAGGTATTTTCAAAGGATATATAAGAGGTTCATAACTCTCATCACGGTGAGCAACAGCCTCCACATCTGTAGTCAAAGCCAGCACTCTCCGAGAATACATGCCCAAGATGGGACACTGGGGCATCTCGGCAATACAGCTCAAAGCTTTCGACTTCTGCAATCCTGCTAAGACTACAGGCGAACCACCCATTCTACTTCCCGACCACCCCATTGACACCAACGGCCTAATAGGGTCCTTCATATTTTCCCCATCGACAAAGAACATTCCACAAAATGAAGACAGACGCGGGTCGGGTAGTTCAATAAGTTTTATTTTAAACCCGTCCGTTTCATATTCCTCGGAAGTAAGAGAACAAGAAATCAGTATCAAAGCATCATCCCCCTCAACATGGACTCTGATTTTGGCCTTATGCCGCTGGGCTATACGAAGCGCCTGCAGCAAATTAACTAGACCATTAAATACAGAAGTCCACATCTCTCCTGAACATCTCCTCATATAGAAGTGTATATCGACTAACCTGCCTATTGCAACGTTAATGCAATTGACATTTCGAACACAATCTCGTATAATAGGAAACATTTCCCAAACATACTCCCAGACCCTCATCTCTATCTCACCTATGTCACCTTCAAAGTGACACTCCCAAGCTGAATAATCAGAGACATAAGCGCGGAATCCACTGGATTCAACGCATCTTCGAGTATAAAGAGCTCTCTGATCAACGGGAACATGTTTGATAAAATAAAGAAACCCTTCATCATCTCGGAGATTGAATATCATCTCCTCAAATTCATGAACCCAAGGGCCGATGTAACTTTTGAACTCATCGGCACGGGGGATAATAAACCGCGGAGGTTTAAAATCAGGGTAATCTTCTGCTTTGATAAAGCACTTCAGACCGATGGGACTTGTCTCAGCAGCTGGTTTCTGGAGCAATTCTGAAGTGGGAGGTACATACCCCTCCAGGTATGCCTTTAACAACTCCTGTTTCCGTTTCAAAGGATACGGACGTTTGGAGAGCCAGAGGGCAAAGTCTGGCTTTTCTACTAGCCTTTTCAGGCGTGTGCGACAAAATTCTTCCACAAAGAACATCATTTCAAGCGCCGATTCACGCGTTGATTTGGGGACTACACGGAGGATTCTAGATCTGGCGGCCCAAAAGTGATTCATAGGATCACACGGACACGGCTGTAAAGGGGCTAATGGCATACGCAAAAATGGTAATTGTTGTTGAACATAAGGATGCCGAACATTCATGTTCAGCCGTTTAACAACAACC